TATTATTGACCTTCATAATACTATTGCTGAAGGTCAATATGCCTCGGAACAAACAAACGAAAAAGTTGATGGTCTAACTAGAATATTCCAAGAATCTGTAAGTTTACAGACAAGTATGCTTGGATCTCTCAATAATATCTCAAAAAATATTAAGATTCTCAACGATACAACAGAATCAATGAGCCGTAGCTTGAACAACAGTTTAGTTGGACAAGGCACAAGCGTTATAAGTTCTCTTGCCAGCGGTTTTAGCAACGTTGCTACTGCTATTGGTGGAATGGCCGTTGCTGGCGCTATAGGTTATGGCGCTTCTCAAATGTTTGGTGGAGGAGGTTCTGGTCCTGTTGGTAAAGGTTTAGGTGAGTCTGGAAGCTCTTCAGAAGCAATGTCTTTCTTTCAGTCTAAAGGATGGTCCAAAGATCAAGCAGCAGGCATTGTAGGCAATTTACAAACCGAGTCAGGCAAAAGTTTAAGAACCGATGCTGTAGGCGATAACGGTCAAGCTTATGGTATCGCTCAATGGCATCCGGATAGACAAAGAATTTTTGAACATGTAATGGGTATACCCATTAGGCAATCTAATTTTAAACAACAATTAGAATTCGTTCAATGGGAATTAACTCATACGGAAAAACGTGCTGGAGAAATGTTGAAAGCAGCTTCAAGCGCAATTGAAGCTGCTAAGGCGATTGATTATGGTTACGAAAGATCTACACATCAACATATAGGTCAAAGAATGGCTAACGCTGTTGCGTTAGCAAAAAGCGAGGGCGGAGCAACGCCAACTACTCAATCTTCTTCTACAACTTCTATCGGAACAACTCCTACTTCAACTCCTATTAGCAAACCAGAAGCTGTTCCTTCTGCTACTTCACCAAGAACCGAAACTATTGGTAAAGAAGGCGGACATGGCCCAATTAGTGGAGCAATGCACGGAGAAGGTCATGCAGAAAAAATGGAAAATTCTGCTTCCTTACCTTCTGGAGATATTGTAGCTTTGGGCAATACGCTCAAGAAAATGGGTATGGATGTATCAGAACATGACGCATTCGGTGGCGTTCATCCTGTTCATAAAGGAAGAGCTCACTATGAAGGAAGAGCCATTGACATAAATCTAACTCATGGTAAAGATATAGAGGCTAATAATCCTGCAGCTGGTGCAAAATTTGATCAATTGGCAGATAAGCTAACGAAACTAGGTTATAAGGTATTTTGGAGAGAATCTGGTCCATATGGGGCTGCAGGTCACAACAATCATTTACATGCAGAAATCCCTAGAGGAGGAGCCACTCCAGTCCCTGATACGTATCAAATAAAAGGAACGCCTGAACAAAGAGCTCTAGAAGGAGCCACTCCTACTGCTGCAACTGCAACAGTAACTCCAGGTTCTTCAGGAGCAGGAACAGCTGCTCCTAGCATGACTGCAGCTGAACCTGTTTCTCAAGCGCCAATGATGCAAAATGCCATGGCTCCTGCAGCTTCTAGCTTCCCTATGGGACAGCTCATGGGAATGTTAGGCGGAATGATGCCTATGGGTCTAGGTGGAATTCTGGGATCGGTATTACCTATGATTGGTTCTGCATTAGAAGGAATAGAATCTACTCCTATGCCTTTTGCTGAGTTAACACCTAAACCAACAGTTTCCAATCAAAATGTTCAAAGAGTAAAAGAAGCTGCTATTGAAAGTCAAAGAATGGCAGAAACACAAACTCCTCAAGCATATGCAGGTCAAAACGTTCCTTCTCCTCAAGGAGGAACAGGATCAATGAGTCCTTCAGATACATCCGGATATGCATATAATCTTCCAGGAGATGTTGGTTGGCCTGATTGGGCTGCTTTGATTGGCGGTAATCATTGGGAAGAAATGAAACATTATAAAAAGCATATGGCTGGATAATAAAAAAGGGAGCCGAAGCTCCCTTTAATTTTACTCGCTAGCGAGCTTCTTGAAGAATTCTAGCGACTCATCGTCGTCATCGTCTTCAGTTGCGTACTTTGGTGCACTAGCAGCCTTAAACTTTGGCGCTGAATCCTCGTCGTTATCCCAAGGAACTTCTGTAGTCTCAGCCTTTGCACGCTTTGATGCTGGCGAATCTTCTGCAAGAACCTTAGCCAAACGAGCCTGTAGTTCTTCATAAGTCTTAAAGTTAGATGGAGCAAGGAATTCCTTAAGAGAATGTTCCTTCTTCCAAACTGCCTCTAGCTCTTCGTCATCGTTCAGAAGAGGAGCAATCTTATCAAACTCTGACTTATCGTAGTTACGATAACCCTCGACCTGACGGATCTTTAACTTGAAGTTAGCACCAGCCCAAAGATCAAAAGGATTAATTGCCTCTTCATCAGCAAACTGTGGCTCCATAGCTTCCTTTAGCTTATCAAAGATCTTCTTGCCGTACTTGTAAAGGAAAACCTTACCCTCGTTAGCAGGATTGCCTGAATCAGTAACAACATAGATATTGCTTACGAAATGAAGGCGACGCTTCTGCTTACGAGCAATTTCCTTGTTGGCTTCAATACCTGAGTTCCAAAGCTTAGAATTATACTCTGAAACTGGGTCGTTCTTACCGAGAGTTGTTAGCGAGTTCTCGATATACCATCCGCCTGGACCCTGGAAACCATGATCAAAGATACGAACGAATGGAACGTCTTCGCCAGCTGGTGGGGGAAGGAAACGAATAACAGCATAACCGTTACCAGCCTTATCGACTGTTGGCGACCAAAAACGATCATCAGATCCCTTACTTTCGCCGCCTGAAATCTTCGTTAGTTCTGCTGTAAGTGTTTCGAGGGACTTCTTACCTGAAGAAGCTTTAAGTGACTTGAAATCTACCATGTGTATTTCTCCGTATGACAATGTATTACAATGTATGATGGGCATTTGTATCACCCAACATTATTTAGTATACCCCAAATCATCCATAACGTCAAGCATGACTTTTTTAATCTTCATTTTATCAAATTTGATGAATGGAGTATATTTTACGACCCTAATCCTAAGATCTTCCCAGATAGGATCGTATTCCAACTTAGAGTCCCACTCTTTAAGCGCACCAGTCATAGATACAAATATACAAAGGGACTCTAAACTAATTTCTCCTGCTAGATACGTTCGCATGGCTGCAGGATGTTGATGCCCTTTTGGAGCATCTAAAATTTTCTTGAAATCTGTTTTGAAATTATATGTGAGGGATTGGTTTCGTTTCTTCCAGTTTTGGAAGATTACATTAGCATTTTCTGAATATGCGAGATCACGAATCCAAAGCTTCGGATTGTTACTAAGGTTAGCAACAAGATACTCGTGATAGTCCGGATTTTTCGCAAGCTTCTCAAAGAACACCTTATCCTTGCGTTTCTCAAAGGAAGAAAAAGTTAGACCTGTTTTACCGTTATATTTGATATAGTCGTAGTCAGTTTTGGTGAAATGGTTTTTTAAGGCGACATAATCTTTATACGCTTCGAAGGCTGACATTTTAATTCGGGCTCACCATCTTTTAGATAATTCAAAAATTTGAAGTATAGACCTCTCTCACGACCATACGCTTCAATTTCCCAGGGACATTCCCAATAATCCATTTCCTCATAAAGATATCTCTCGCCTTGCCATTTGACCATTCTGACTGGATGATGAATGTCTTTCATCTCTCCTTTGGCGTATTGCTTTAGATGCACCATCTCATGGGCTAAAGCTAGCAAGGTCTCTTTTTTATTGAGAGTTCTATCTACGCCTATTACAAATTCTCTTTTTAGATTGTTATCGTCTACCCAATCACAGTAGGCATAATCGTCCTCCATAGAAGACATTTTTTCAAATTGAATTGTCAGTTTCAAATTATTGTAGAGTTTACCATTACCGACAAGATATTTTCCATAAAAAACAGCTGCCTTTTTGGCCATTGACAGAGATACATTTAAGGGTTTACCGATTGTTTTAACGTGCATACTAGCCTCCAACAATGGTTAACCCATTATTTATATCGGAAGTCTTGCCCCACGCTTTAGGACATTTAGATTTTCAGCTTCTAGCTGAATTTTAGATTTCATTACCGGATCCTTTTTAATCCAGTAAGCTGCAGTTTCAATTTCTAGATTGTTTTTATTACACCAATAAACAACAGCATCAATATATTCGATGTTTTTATCTCTACAGAGCTTTTCTACTTCTTCGACGAACCTTGAATCTTTAAGCATTTTTTCTCATCTTCCTTAATTTGTTCAATTCGCTCTTGTAGGTATTGTATAACTCTAAAGAATTCCTGCCTATCCTCGAACTTTAAAACATTGTTTAACTCGTATTCAAATGCAAGCCTTAACAGGGTGAGTTGAGAATACGAAGCTGAAGGTCTAAATTGCATACTAAACCTCAGTGGTTATGATTCTGCTTTTGCCAGATCCAAGAAGTTAGCCTTAGCAGCTGTTGATGAACCACATCAACAAAACGGGAGTTCCAAAACCAGTGATTATGACGGTCAGACATTTTTGTTCTCCGATAAAATGGCGACTCCGGTGCGATTCGAACACACGACCCACAGATTAGAAGTCTGTTGCTCTATCCAGCTGAGCTACGGAGCCATTATTAGTATTATACCCTATGATTGACGAAAAAGCAAGCTAATGTTACACAAACATCCCAAAGATACCAGAAAGAACTAAGAAAGTGATTGACGAAGCTACAGAGATCTCTACTAATCCTGTCGCCCAATAACCTAGAATTGCTCCTAGAAAAGCTCCTGCTGCTGCACAGATATAGACATTAGTGCTCAATGCAAAATTAAACTCACGCATGCCGGTGTATTTGTCTTTTTGATCGGTCATTATAAACTCCAAAATGAAAAAAGCAACTATTCTGTTTCTAGGAAGTTGCCAACCCAATGAGATTAAGCAGCTAGTGCCATCTCAAATGGTGCGAAGTTATCGTTTGCACCTATAAATGCCTACAGTCTCCTTACGACCTTACTGAATCCTGTCGAACCTGTTCGTCCCCATCAAAGATACATTCCGCTAACAGACTCTTTCTCTACGTCTTTTCGGCTGCGCAACCTAGTTAGCACCAGGTGTGTATGGTTGAATGTATCCATGGTGGAGACGGTGGGAATCGCACCCACGTCCAAGAAACCTATGTTTCGTCTCTCAACGACCTTTGGCAATTCTATTTATTCTACTTCAACCTCTTCAAACGAAATCGGAGGAGGTCTAGATCCTGCCGAGTAAATACCAGTAGCAGGAACTTGATATCTCGGTGGCTGTGTTGGCCTTTCCCATGAATAAGTCGGAATGTCATTTCTCATAATGTCAGCAGGAGGAATTGTATTAGCCACCTGCGCCAGTATGATCAGTTCCTTTATCATAGTGGTCCGATTGTCTTACTCTTGCCATCTATTGATAGTGTTACGCTTCGAACATAGAAGCACTCTTTTGTTCCAGGTATCTCAAATGCTTTCTCTGCGCCAACATGTTTGTGAAATGCAACAGAAGCACATTCACCACCGTTTAGTGCTAATAGAGAGACATCCGCTTCTTTCTTGCTCTTACACTCGATAACAAAGTTATGAGTTGGCTTCTTTTGACAAGAGATGTCCTCAGCAAGAGCGGCAGAGCAAGAAAGAAGCAACATAACAAAAACACGAATCACTTTTTGTCCTTACCTGATATAGAAATCATCAGATCGACAGGATAATCAAGCAAACGAGAAAGAGCCTTTACCGCTTCTTCCTGTTGAACGCCACCAGCAATCTTATCCTTACTCCACATAATATAGTGTATAAGATTGTTGATGTCAAGTAGTTTCTGATCATCGAACTTATTCATTCAATTCTTCCTCAAAATCTTTGATCGTAGGCGTATCAGTTACATGGCCTAGATGTGTTATCCAGTAGTGAGCAGCGAGCAATTGTTCCCGCTGCACCGCACCCAGCCAAACTAAAACTAAGAAAGGATAAACCTACTAGAACTAATGCGATCTTTTTCATATTAAGCTCCTGCGATAATATTACTCTTCTTTTCCTCTGGATTAAACTCGTGCTTTTCCATTTCATCAATTCGAACAGAAAACCATTCAGCTGAACCCTGACGCTTATACTGAAGATCCTGCATAGGAACCATTACCATCTGTTTCGTTTCTGGATGCACCATCATCTTAGGAAACATAACCATGCGAATTTCTTCGATTGGATGCTTAGTCACTAATCCGCCTGTCGGAAAACCAATTAATTCACTCATGTCTTTTGTCCTTTTGACTTCTCTAATACTTCATGAAGAAAATCAATAAATTTATCATTGAATAAAGGGTTATTAATCTTCTGTGTTACGCAATATTCCTTTGATTGGAAAGCACTACCGCTCTTGGAGGTATCATACTCAACAAAATAGATACTACGGTTCTTTGATGATAGAACTTCAATAGTTCTGGTTGGAGTCTTTTCGCCGTTGAAAACAGAAAAGAGCTTTTCTGAAGCGATAAGTGTCATAAACTCGTCGTTCTTATAACACTTTAACTCAATTGGAGCTGTATTCGTTTCCTCTGCATGAGCAACTTTATATGTAAACAAAAAGCCGAGAACAAAGAAAAAAGCAAGAATCGAGAGTTCTTTAAACCTAGACATATTTACTCCATATTAATAATAGCACGAGGATGAAGGCAGGCACGCTCTGTGCGATGCGTTTTGCCTACCATCGTATAATACTTAGATGGCACACCACCAGCTGCATGACATTTCTCTACAAACTCTTCTTCGTATTTGGAACCCTCGACAATAGCAACGATGAATAAAAATAATAAACCAGATAGAATAAACAAGAACCATTTATCATCATTACTCACTCAACAACCTCCAATTGATCCTTATTAACCCTAATCTTTACCAGTTTGCACTCTTTCAAAACGGAACCACCGTAACGTGTGTAGTTCCTGCCACCGTCAACAAAAAGACCGTTAGGGCACTCACGAAAATCATGACTGTAACGGGAATAGTATACTTCGCCTTTGTATTCAACGCCTTGAAACTCCTCAGTAGCAGATATGCCATTAGTAATAATCAGATTACCGAAATAGTCCCACCCGATTGCAAAATAGTTCGAACCTTCGGGATGTGGCTCTTCGGTGTAAAAGATCGCATAGGCTCTGTCTGTCCAACTCCCGTCTTTAGTTTTGAGAGCAGATTCGAAAACATATTTACCATTATATTTTTCCTCGATTAATGAAACGTTTTCTGGTTTTAAAAGTCGAGGCTCATTATGAATCTTCACTGCACCACCCTCAGTAGAATCGTGTTTTCGTTGATACGATACGCCAGAGGCTTTTCTGTCTTGAGGTCATCCAAGACTTTTCGTAATACAAGTTTGCCACCTTCGAGTACACGCTTGAGAAACTCAGTTGGCTCTTTCCTTCCAACACTCCGAGAGATAGAACTATTTTCGTCATAGTTCGTAATGCTAGTGCCCTTGACTTGTAAGCCACCCCGATCAATCGCCACGAGCCGTGTAAAGACTTTATACTTCGTATTGTAAGTCCAGAGTTCCATCGCTCCAATGACTTTTTCTGGAGAGACACTAACAATCTTAAGAGTTGCATCTTCCTTTTGGAACTTGAGGTTCTTGATTTTCTTTTCGACCGAAACCGTTCGCGGTTTGCGAGCCGTTCTAACTTTCTTCGTGTTTGAAGAATACCGTTCCGCATCTTCGATGAGGGTGTTGTAGAACGTGATGATCTTCTTGAGATCCGCCTTTTTGAGGTGGCGGTAGCCTTCCTTGAGTTGTTCATCTTTACCCTCATATGCCTCTAGAAGTTCATCTAGGACAGGAGAGAACTTAGAAATAATTGACGTAGCATAAGCAGCAGGAATATTATTCGCCTGCAACCAATCGTAAAGAGAAAACTCTTCATTCTTATACATATAATCGTCAATCAATCCTTCAATTTCTCCCAAAATATCATGCATACGCTCACGCATACGATCCTGGATAGAGACCTTTGGCGTTTCATTAGAATCCTGCTTGGGCTCTTCCTTCGCCTTATCCCACATATTTAGAATTTTGCTACTAAAGAACTGCATGGTCGAGCCTGCAGGCTTATGACCACGAGAGATCATACGTGCAATCCAAGCAGCCGTCAGAGGAATATCACAGTCAGAGATCCTCGAAAGCTTCTTGGCCAGTTCTGGCTTACCAGTATTCTTGAAATACTCCTTGAGATAGTCTCGAGCATCATTAGTAGTGCACATATAGTTATACCATGTGAAGCACTGACTAAGGCTAATCTCGTCTACCATGAGAGGCTCGTCGCCCAGATACTTGCGATTAACGATATACTGTTCGCTCTTAGAGACTCGAATAGTCTTCGGTTTACGCTTGATCATTGCAGGGCGACGAGCCATAGTTCTCTCCTTATTCTTTTTATATTATATCTCTCTTATAGAGATTTGTCAAGCAGCTTTATTTTTACGCATGTTGAGGATAAGACGATATTCGTCCAGAGTAGTACAACCCATGTCGCGGTTATGGGACTTACGGATAACAGCGCCGTCCTTCAACTGCCCTCCCTGAGCCCAAGGAGTATCGTGGCCCCAAACAGAGTCCTCAAGAGTTAACTGTTCTCCATCGATTGCGCACTTATACCCCTGAATAGCAAGCATTTCTTCTCGCTTAGCAGTAGATAAAGAACGCTTAGAGTCTCGGAATGTAACTCCAATATCCTTACCCATTTCTTCAAGAATAATTTTGGCACACTGACGCTGAATAACGCTGTTCGAAAAATTCTTCGTATTTACACGAACAAATTCCTTTACGAAAACGTATTCAGGTTCGTCTTCTGTTCCAACATTAATAGTCTTATCGTTATAAAGACTATTACCAGTACCAGTCAACTTAGAATAAGCCTCCATGAACTTATCCTTGAACTGATAGCGATCGCTGATAACAAACTCGCGATTCTGCTCATAAAGAGCAAACCAAACAAGTTGAAATGCTGCATAGATATCGCCATTAAGTTTCTTACCACGACGATACCTAAAATCATCAACATCAGCAAAGAAACGATCAACTGTTTTAAGAACATTCTTAGAAACAGGGTTCTTACCATCATATTCGCCATGAACAAGAGATTCAATCTCTCGCTGACCAGCATCAACGTTTCCACCGCCAATAGTCTTAAGAATTGCGATGAATACGTATTCATCCCATTTACGACGGGGGTTGATGTCAGAATCAAAACATTCCGGAACCCATTCGCCCTTAGAATTACGCTTTGCTTCGAACAAAGGATGAACAGAGTTCTGATATTCCTTATAATACTTTGTACGGCTACGAACTTCGCGACAAATAGAAGACTCGTCATCGCACATAATCATCTCAATAAAGTTAACAGAAGTAGTCTTATTACGTGTACGGAAAATCTTAGTAGCCTCCGCAGAAGTGCAGATGACAATTTCAAACGGAATTTCCGTGTTCAGGAAAGATGTATCTTCAGTTTCGTTGAAATACTTACCAGCCAACTTAAACTTATTGGTATAAAAATCTGTAAACGCTCGAATACGGTGTCCACCATCAATAACAAGATAATGAACGCCAGGATAGACTTCCTGCATCTTAAGATCGTTAGAAATATCTCGAACTGTAATCATTCCCACGCCAAAATGATTACGCATGGCCTCAATAATTTCTTGAGACTTCTTAGGGCCAGAGGAGGTAGCAGGACGCTGAGAGATAGGGTCGGGATTAAGCTTTCCCTTGATTGCAAGGTCGATAAGCTCGTGAACAGTCTTAACAGTAAACGTAGTCTTCATTTCACTTCTCCATAGGTTTGGACATATAGTCCTTACACAGTCAATCCTGGCACACTATGTGCTTCGGTATCAACTAAAGACATCCTACTATATTCCAAGTAGGATGTCAATTCTTTTATTACGCAGCCTCAGCCATTTCGACAGCCAGTTCAAGAGCCTTGGTCTTAAGACCCTTGTTATAACCATACCAGGCAGACTGCATACGAGTGTCTGCCGTACGACCCAGAACATGGTCAGTCATAAAGGTAACAGCATTAAACGGCTGCCACCAACTTCCCTGAGCATACTCCGAACCAGGCTGAGTGTCAATGATACCGAGAGCAATGTTCGCATTCTTAGAACGCTTACCCTCGGTAGCGTTAGCGAGAGGAAAGATACGCTCGAAGTACTCGACGATTGATTCGGTCTTAGCCTTCTTAGAGCCAAGGAACTGAGCCATCTCCTTATACTTCTGCAGCTTATCAGTAGCGATACCAAGCATATCCTTTACATCAGAAGCAACAAACTGCTTACGATGAGAAATCTTGGCCATACGCTCGACCTTAGAGCTCAGCGAGAGCGTGAGCGTATTGTTACAAACGACTCGGATCGGTGTGAACCGAACGTCAGTGCTAAAGCCATACTTGTGAAAATTAGAAAATAGAAGGTAAGAGTCAATCTGATCTCCCTTGAAAAGCTCGAAAGAGTCCTTAATCTTTGCGAGGCCCCAAACAATCTGTCCACCCTTGAGCGAACCAGCAGTATGCATCTCCATATCGCCAGCCATGACAAACTCGTTAAAGAAGTCAAACGCTTCAGCATTCTGGACAGGGTTCCAGTCATCAGAAACAACATCAAGCAGCTTCTTATCCTTAGTGCGAATAAGAGCAGACTGACCAGTTTCGATGACACTATCTGGATCGTTTTCATCCAGAATAGCAAAAGTAGGAAACTTCTGAACTTCCCAATTGAGTCCAGCAGCTTCAAGCATCTGTTCCGGAGTCAGATCGGCAGGAACTTCCTTACCAAGACCATGCCACGGAACAGCGCCAGTATAAGCCATCTGAGCCATACCATTAATAATTTCAATCTCATGAGACATTTTGGTTCTCCTTCACAACCTTCATTATATACATAGTATAGCTCGATATTTTTAAAAAGTCAAGCCCTTATTCCGCAGGATCGACTCCAAAATCCGCATTCTGACCAGGAGAAGGAAGCTGTGGTGCTGCCTGCTGGCGTAGCTTTTCGACTAGAGCAGCTACCTGATCATATGGCATCTTACCTAGAGAAAAGAGAACAGCGTTAGCTTCTTCGAATGTTAGTTCGAACTTAATAGTAATCTTATCCATTTTATACTCCATTAGTTGTTAAATATCTTAGACTCTCTCAAGCAATTTTCTTAGAGTCTATAGATTCCTTGTACTCAAAATGAAAACCAGCAAGCCATTCTTTCTGGCGATACAGTTCAGACTGCACCCGTTTTTCATCGGTTTGTTTTACGCTCAAGTAGTTATATGGACAATCCTCGACAGAACCGCCCATAGAAAAATGACTACGACCTTCCATAAAAAACTGATTATCGTACTGCCATTCTTGCATTTCATTTATCCTTCAATTGATAAGCATAGATGTATTATATATATCATTCCAAAGACAAGAAATATTTTATGCAGATTTTTTATCTCGAACTTCAACGAAGTGTTTTTTTAGTTCAGGAGAAGCTTTATCCAACAATTCGCCACTGACACCAATACGAATAAGAACCAGCAACTCGATTATCTCGTTTTCAGTAATATTATCTTTAGGTTTGAATTCAAAAACTTTAGATTGACTATATTTCTTATCTTTTGCCATCCGTATTCCTTTTTACCAGAGACGGTCCACCGACCAAAATACTTAGGTTTCCACAATCACAGTCAATCAACCTGAGACATACCCTTTGCAATCTTATTCTTATAATCTAATCGGTCACGAATAGCCTGCAAACGCTTTTCTGCCTCTGTTCCTACGGAAAAATGCTTTGCTAGAACTTCGTAGGCATCAAGAACTCTTGTAGAGTTAAAGATATCTTCACGCTTAAAGGCCCAAGACGTAGGATCTTGCACGAATTTTTGAACATCTTCTTCATAACAATGATATGTTGTTTCATAACCATCATAAAGGATCTGAAGGAAGATTTCATCAACAGTCTCGTAGTCTAGATCAACAGCAATTTTCATAATAGATAACCCCTATTTTCAAACATCATATTACGACGAGCAAGTTCTTCACGTGCTGCACGAAACTTAGCATTAGTAGCAACACGATCTGCAGTTTCGCTACTCCAATTACCCTCAGCAGCATTGTAATATGAAACGGAAGAGGCCAGGCGATGAACTTCGTCAAGAAGCATTTCATCTGTCATTGACCCATAGTCAACAGCGCCATTAATCTCCATCAACAATCTCCATAATTCGCATGTTACTGCCTCCAGCCACAACAAACTTTGTTGCCCAATATAAAGAATCAAACGTTGCGATAACAGGAGAGGGTCCGGGTCCCTCATCGTGAATATAGATTATGGCATAACGAGCCTTACCAGATTCCCATTCATATTCTTTTGCATTATTTTCAAGCTTACGTAGTTTCATCTTCCATTTCCTCTACAATGAAATATGTATGATCATGCATATCATTAAGCATAGTTGCAATGACACGAGCTAACGTTAACGAAACGTTCTCAATATGAACCTCGTCATCACATCCAACAACCCTGTAATTAAGTTCACGTATCATGACTTATCTCCATACTCAGCATCCCAGTAGCCATCGTCAAATCTGTCAGCAAGGATTTTTGATACACCATAATAGGGATTATCAGAACAAAGCATTCCATCCCTGTACCACTGAACACCTTCATTATATACTAGAACAAATTCATAATATGACATTTTACACCCACAGTTTATCTTCGGAATCAGGATAGCATCCATTGTTATCCAGATACAGTGCATAGATACGAAGAATCATAAGAGACTCTGCATCACCACCATAGATGAATGCATGACGCATGGCAGCATTATGAATTTCTGGAAGACCCTGTGTCTTACGCATACCATTATATACGGGCACACTCAAAACGTTTTGGATTGCAGAGATTAGTCTTTTCATGTCAAATCCCTATAAGATGTCTTACCAATACCCCAAATCGCGCATAGCAAACCACTAGAGAAAAGTCCAGGGATCATACCGAACTGCATGAAAATGGAGATAGCGATTAGCACTAGACCAGTAGTTGTTACGATTGCAGTGATTGACATTTTACACCCACCATTGAGTTCCTGGAACCAACCATTCTGATCGATCAGATACAAGACTATACTCGATCTCACCATATACCGTATCGATAAAGCCATAAGGAATGACATCATCGGCGATACCATAGACGATAAACATTGCAGGCTCCTAAAAATTTTTGCGGAATTTTTTTGATTCGGGTCCCTTAGTGTTTCTTGATGCGACTTTGGAGCTTTGTTGCGACTTTGGAGCTTGTGGTGTGTTGTCGGAGATGACACTAGGCTTCGGGTCCCCCAGCCAAGTTTTCGTGATTTCCTAAAGGACCGACTTTATACAGAATGGTCTCGCCCAAGCCACATCACCAACAAACACAAAAGACAAGGCACCAACAGTAAAGCCCAACCTATTGCCTCTCTCATCGCTTCTTTCTCCTCGGGGAGTATGCTGTATCATAATACTCATTATATGATCCATTATACCAGAAATGCGGCATAAAGTCAAGAAGATTATGCTCTGTGAATGTGCCTCGCTTTTGAGCAGCCATCATTCTCTGATA